GTATAAAGGTTAAGTGCGTTATTAGAGTCTGGCGTATTCACAATTATCGGAGTTGGCTCTTGGAAATAACCCCATCCGAAAGAATCTTTACTCAACACAGTTGTCGGGAATACTGCGACTGTTGAGTTAAAGTAGTTCTGATAGGCACTTCTTAGATACCTGATACCTCTGAAGTCTCCCATTTTACCTTCTCTCAAACTATCAACCGAAGTATATCTGCCTACGTCAACGAAAGCACCTGTAGCTGTGTTGGACATAAGGTCAGTTTCTGGGTTCGGATGAATAACTGCTGCGTAATATGCACCCTCGAATGCTTCTGCTCCTGCTGCGTTGGAAGCTGCAAGCGTTCTGTATGCCTTAATCATTTCTGATTGAGTCAAGAGGTCACCAGCCGCTACTGTTGCTCTGGATGTTCTGCCTCCTGCATAAATTACACCATTCGTGGTTGCGTTTACAACTGTCTGCAATGCTGTATCAACCAATCTCGCTAGTGCATTTCTTACGTGCATTGTGCAAGAATCAATCGTTTCGATTGCTGAGTTGTGAACCAATAAATCTGAAATCTGAACTAACACTCCATGCTGTGCTGGACCCGAGTTGTATGAAGTTGAACCCCAAGCGATAGCTGTTGGGTTCGTGCCTTCAGTAATTGCCGCAACACCTTCGGTAGATGATACGGGAAAGCCTGGGGCTGTGGCTGCTGCGCCACCCTGAATAGAACCTGTAGCACCCCAGACAGAACCTCCTCCTGCCATTGCTCCTGGGCCACCTACTGTGACCATAGATACATTGATTTTAACAGGAATCTGGTTTGTTTGTGGGAATACTATGCGATCATATCCTTTCGGTGCATCGCGTCTTTTGCCCAGTCTTGCGTACTGAAGGTTGGGTTCCAACACTTTGACTTCGTCAGAAATGTAGGAAACCAAGAGATCGGAAGTAATACTCGAACTTCCTCCCCATCCCGTTCCTCGTACTGTTACTGCCATTATATTGTCCTTACGAAATAGTTAGGTCGCCACGCTCTTCGGCTTCCAATAGCTTAGCTCGCTTTTCCTCAGTAGTCATATCTTCCAGCTTCTTATTTCCTTCTACTGGAGGGGGCGTTATTGCTGCCGCACCTCCTGCAGGATTCGCTGGCGGTTCTTGCCCTGGTTTTGCTTCAGTAGAGAGCCTACCTTCTGCGTTTAATGTCGCAACTGTAGCATCTTCTACTGAATAACCCTTTAGAACCTTATCTTTAATAACATCCTTAAACTCTGAAGCTGCTGGATACTTTGCTAGTTGATCACCGAATGAATTAAGAAAATCACGTTCTTTCTCAAGATTAGATATTGTAGTATCTTTCTCTTCAGAAAGTGTTTTAAGTTCATCTCTTTCTTCTGATGTCAACTTAACTTTTTCAGAAAGGTCTTTAATTCGTTTCTCGACTTTGTTTTCTTTTTCTAATTCATTGTCGAGTTCTTCTAAATTTACATCTGTTTCTTCAGCCATATTGTACAGTGAAATAAGAGGCGAATCTTATATCACGTTATTAGTCTATTTTCAGTATGTTCTCCTGACTAGAAAGACATACGATTATGCACTTACCTTGAATCTTTGCTCATGTTTGCGTGAGCATTCATACGAGTTGCACCAGACAACGAAAACTTTGTTACCGTTTTCGTCTAATGCGGTTGGATGTTCTGCGACATTCAATACGGATTGTCTCACTACGTCTGTGGGACTCTTAGCGTCAGGACAGTAAGAGCATTGAAGCTCTCCTATATTCCTGAAGTGAGAACACATTCTATATTGATCTTGTGATGCTACTAATGGGTCTATCACGCCGCAAAACTCACATACGCCTCCCCTAACTTGAGGGAGTCGCCTCGTATAAGGTTCTGTGCGAGTACCCCGTCTTTCAATCGTCTTCCTTGCTGGTGGTAGCACTACTGGCTCCACTAGCTGTTCCACAGGAGCATTAGACCGCTCCGTCGGTTGAGTTTCTTTTTTCATGTTTTATTAAGTTACTAATACCTTCTAGCTGCTGTCTGTATACATCTGACAGCTTTTTTAAGTCGACATATTTCTTAGCCCAGAGTAATTGTCCTTGCAACCTATATAACTCTGGTAAAGATATCTCTTTCTTGTCCACCTCATCTTTGATTTGTTTTTCGAGACTTACAACGATATCGTCTAATAAAACCTTTTTTAACTTTTGCCATTCCTCTGTCTTCTCAATAGCATTTATTGCCTCGATAAGCTGTGTCAACTTCCCTTGATATTTTTCTTGAGAGGATAATACCCTGTCTTCTCCTTCTGGATTCTCATAGATGATTTTCGAGTTGTTCATTATGAACGTGGTGACTGACTATTTGTCATAACCTTTACATCACAATTGTTTGAAGCTGCCGAGGTAACATCTGCTGTGATTATTATTCCTATTCTAGCCTGTTGGCTAAGAATTGGTAATCCACTTACTGCTCTCTGTGGCAACTGTATAGACTGTGCATTTCCAATACCCATAGCAACGATACTACCTGTCGCATAAGTAGCGGCAGTTTGTATTCCACCACCATTTACAGGAACAGAGAGCCATTGTGCTGTTGCGTTTGTTGCGTTAGATACGATACTTGTTCTTGCACAGTCATAGTAAGTAGTTCCTCCGTCATCAGTGGTCTGAAGGACTGCTGATAGTCCTGTACCTACACAAGAAGCTGTGAACTTAACCACGACGTTGTCGCAATCCTGTGGTAGCTGAAAAACATGAGGTATAATACCAGAAACAGAACCTGTCCCTGTATCGTTATCATCTGAAAAATTCGCTATAACTTTCAATGGTAATCTTATCATTTATATTTGTTTTAATTGGCTTATATATTCGACCCTTTTGACCCTAAAGGTCGTATAGACTCCTAACGGAATCCCTCGACAGACTCCGCTAGGAGACTGCACGACCCATTAGGCATCTTATTTTGCTTTTTCTATTAACTTATTGACCTTATCTCTCATTTCATTAAGGTCTTCTCGACCATAGTCATGGGCAATCGGTGCAATTGTTGCCTCTTCTTCTACTACTTCTGGCGTAACTTCTTCTAATGATTCTGGTTCCACTACTTTTTTTGTTCTTCCCATTATAATTGAATAGTCATAACGCTTCCGACTCCAGCATCCACAAATGTCTTATATGCCACTGCTGGAAACAGACCCTCTGCTCGATTTATTCCCATAGCACTTCCCGAGGAAGCCTTATGAGTTGAAATCGGAACGACAAGTCGCCTGACCTTATTAGCTTCTATCATAAAATCATAATTAGCCGTCGCTGCTACTGTTAATACACTCGTGGCTGTTTTAGCATCGACCACTGCCTGTGATAGCCACTTACCTGCTGTGTTTACTGTCGCGAGTACTTCTAATTCTGTTGTATCGTGACCAAGTAACAGAATAGAAGATGCCGCTGCATTTTCTTTTGTTGTTCTGACTTTTGCAACATAAGGAGGCCCGTACTCTGTCTTTATCTGCCCATTTTTACTTATCGGCAATGGGGGTGAATAATTTATGCTCATGCTATTGGTTGTTGAGCTGAACTCATCTCATTTTCCAACGGAACTGCTGCTCCGCCAGGAGACTTCTGCTCATTAGTTATTTTATTTTGACCTTGTGGTGGACCCCCAGCTCCTTGAGAAGGAGATTGAGGCCGTTGTTGAGACTGTTGTTGAGCTTGCATCTGCATCATCTCTTGTTGCATCATAGCTTGTTTTCTTTGTGCCATCAAATTCTGATGTTCTGCTATATGAAACCATACTGCGGCTGTCTTAGGAAAAATCTGATAATGCGTATAGATATGAGCCAAGTGGTCATCAGTTTCGAGAGGTTTAACATAAGTATTCTTCTCAAGTATTTTGTTCTCGTCTTGAGCTTGCATCTCATCTGGCGTATCAGGAAACATAATATCAATCATAGACGGGTCACCAAGCATCTTGGGGAAGAAAACGTGTTTATTAAAGTTTCTCATTCCATCTGGCCCAAGCGTAGGTACTAAATTAGGATATAAGGTTATCAAATCTCTGCGCAACATCATCTCCTTAAACTCTGCTTCTTTAGCTGAAAATACCAACACTCCAGGCGGATATCTTGTATCAAAGTCTTTAAGCTGAATTTCCTCTGTCTTAACGTCCTTGACTCCTACGATATTAGCAAGTTTCTTGCCTAAGTCTTTATTTTTCTTATACCTATGGAACCAGTGACTCCAAAACTCACCCTCGCCGAACTGAAGAACCTTTGACTGTAATGACTGGGCTACATCATTCAGTTGCTGGTCAATAGCGGCTTCTGTTGCTGTGTTTGAGGATTTATGTGGTGATGGTTGCATTGTTACACCCGTTCCTAGAGGTTCATTCGCTTCCTGCTGGAGCATAGTAATGAACTGAACCAATCCAGGGTCCATTGAATTATCCTTGTTGAGTGGTGCAACGGCAACTGTAATATCTTCTACAGGAATATGCTGGTTGATTTGTCGATTGAAGAACTGCGAGATGTCTTTTATCTTATCAGGATTATAGACATAGGTTGGGTTTGCTTGGTCTTTGGCGGCTATAAACGCTAAGTTAAGCAGGACGTTCTTAGCACGATGCTTATCCTCAAGCAAGTCAGCTACTGAAAATGTAATAGATGAATGCGGTTCTCTAAATGCTTCCTTGACTACAACTGGCCACTTGCTTCCAGTCTCTATTGTAGTGCCATCTGGAGTTACAATTTCATCTCCATCATCTAGATCAAGCTTTTCGGTGAATAAATCTATTGCAACATCCTTATCTGTCCATGTAACCGTCTTATTACCCTTGTCATCGTAACCATAGAACTCCAGTATCTGAAACACATCTCCTGCTTGAGTATCAGTAGCCATTGCCTGCCCTTTCTTTGCTTCATCTCTCTTGATTTTGTAATCCCACAAATAAGAATCAACGCCCGATGGGATTTCATCTGTATTTTTAACGCCTGTTATAATGCCTGCATCAATGAGTTTCTTTAGCTCCCACTTAGTCTTTGTTACCCATTTCCAGTAATAACGCCAGTCCTGTACTTCATCAAAATAAGGGTCATATCCGAACATGAGAGGATTAATAACCGCAGGCTCCATGATTTTTCTCTTGCGGTTAAAACGCAATGTCTCCATGTATCCTCTGCCGAAGAATAAAGTATCCCAGCACCAGTCATAGTCAAGTTTCGCCTTGTCCATTTCAAGGTAATCTGACTGCGCTAACATATTGTAAGAATTCAGTTGTTTCTGGTTTATTCCCTGTGATGGAAGGAACTTAATCTGCATTTTATCATCATACAAAGAAGATAAAACCCTGTTAAACAGGGTTAGTAAAAGAGTCGAGGCAATGTTTTGATCACCACGATTTAAATTGTTTATCAATACGAGTTGCTGTACTTGTCTTCTTTTACGAGCATTTAAAAATTCAAACGACTCCTCGTATTTACTTTTTATGTCTTGTAGCTTCAGCTCGGTTTGGGCTTATCGAGCTTACCTTTAGCTAATTCTACCGAAAGGTTTTTAGGTGTTTCCATCCATGAAACACCTAGTCTAGCTTCACACCCTACATATATCTTATACCTCTGATTTTTTTTGTCAACAACTACACGTGGAGGGACTTCTTCCATTGGGACGAGACCATCACCCCATAGAAACCTTTTTATCTCTTGTGCATGTGCATTGAACAGTGTTTGATTGTCAGGCATACGCTTCATCTGTGGATTTATCTTATACTCAAACTCTCTAATTGATACTGTCTTCCCTCGTCCTGGATCAATGACTGGCACACCCTCAGTCTCTAAGTCTGCACCATACTCATACTTGCCGTTGCCAATATCAACACCATCACCCTTCTTGAGCTTGTCTAGGTTCTCAATTTTAGTTTCTATTTTTTCTACTTTATCTGCCATATACTACTCGTTTCGCCATATTACATCTGTGTGATCATAAAACGGTCTATTAAGATTCTGGCTATCATTAGTCATCTTAGTCTCTGCGATAGCAGCGTAACGCCATTCATCAGCACCATGTGAAGCCCAGTTATGATATGGCTCATCTCTATACATGCCTCGCTTCTCATCCCACTCACGACTATACGCCTTCATTGATTTAATCCATTGTTTACAGTTTTCCTTGTCTACTAGCAGTCTATCAAGTGCTAGTGTTGCAGAGTTGATACCATCTTGTAATGATAAGTCATCCACTACGCTGAACTTCATTCCGAGGTCTTTAGCTGTTTTCATTCTAGTTTGACCTGTGCCTATATCTGTTGCTTCTAAGTCATGTGGTCCAAAGTGTCTGCCATATACATAAGGCTTCTTCAAAACTTTTTCAATCATCTCTGGCAATGCCTCACTCCCTTCGCCTACCATATAGTCAATCTTTCTCATTTGGTTCAGCTCTGTATCTCTCTGATAGAAGCCTACAACACAATTCTTACCTACACCTAAGTCCCATACTGTATGAACCTTCAACGCTCTATCAAAAGGTACATGCCCTATGCGTCCTGTTTCTTCCATAGCACCAATAAGCTCTCCATACCATGTACCTTCAGCTACTGCTTCAAATGCTTCTGCTGGTGTTGTTGGATATTCCCTTTTGAGACTATTCCATTTCCTGTTAAGCGACTGCCACTTCAAGTAGTAATAGGTTATTTGTAATGGCGTGAGATTATGTCTCTGTGCATAAGCCTCAAACTTCTCACTCTGATCCATTTCACTAAAGGGAATAATCTTTTCAATCTTCCCCATCTCTTCATCATCCCATGTCCAATTATAAAAATGAGCTTTCCATTCAACATTAGATTTAGGCTCGCCCTTCTCCCATGCGTTCATAAACATTTCATAGAACTCACCACTTGCTCCTTGTGAAGTTGACTCGACATCTATTCTACCAGACGTAGGAACTGCTGGTATGGTTCCCTCAATGATATCTACAACCTTCTTGGGATACTTCTTGCACAAATCAGCAAACTCTGTGATATGAACTCTATGATATGTTCCTGAACGTCCTGACGTATCTACAGCTAATGAACTAAATCCTTTATCACCAAAGCTAAATCGTAATGTCTTTGTTGTTTTAGTATCTACTTCATAAAGAGCTTTAAGTGTTGGATGAAACTGCTCCCATGCAAAGTTTATTTTCTTGTTAAAGATACTCTCACCTGCTTCAAGGTTATGAGCTATGAGCAAGACATCTCTGTTCGGAGTGAATAATACTTCATCTAACGAACTGATAGCCTCATCTGTAGTAAAACCAAGCTGTCGTGATTTAAGGATAAGATTGCGAGTGTGCAGATTATTATTGTAATCCGTCTGTGTTCTGTTCCGCTGGAACTTTATCAATCGTCCTTCTTTGTTTCGTATTTGGTAGAGGCTGTTCATCCTCCACGTTTTGTCCGCTAGTCTTTTGTCCATCTAATTCATCTAATACTTGGCTAATAGTTAAATCACCTTTTATCTCTGTTTCATTTGAGGGATTACCTTCAGCCATCTTCCATATATCTAGCTTAGATAAACCATCTAAATATTCCTCAGCTTCCTCGTCTGTCATGTGTGCCAACTTTTCTTTGGCTCTTTCTTTCAGTGACTTCTTTGAACCTTTTCTACCCTCAGGGTTTGCTATCTGACCTTTTTTAAATTGCCACTCTTTAAGATGTTCAGTTTTAGGATTTGGATTTGCCATATATTTGCCATTACAATAGACATAAATGCTTATATTTCTTTTTGTTATCCTTTAAATATTTTGGCCATTCACTTTCATCTATTTCGTATTTAAAATCTCTTCCGAGAAAGTCTTTATTATTCTGTATATTATTTTCTAAACTGTCAAGTACTGAATCGTTTGCATATGAATCCCTCGTATAT